ATCCGCCCGAGGCGTGGCCCGCGAAGTGGCCCAGGCCATTGAAACTAAAGACCCGGAAAAGACCAAGATCCTTAAGATAATCGGCGGCTGATTTTATCATCCCGAAATCTGTTTCGGGATCATCCGCTGGCCTCGTCGCAAAGCCCTTGATTTCTCGCATGCGGGGTAACTCCCCGCATGAAACCGTCCGCTGTTTTCGAGCTCTTTTGTCGCTCGCTCCTGTCTCACACCAAAGGCCCGCTCGGCGGTCAGCCGCTGGTGCTTGATCGTTGGCAAATGCGCGACATCATCCGCCCGCTGCTCGACACCCGCCTCAAGGATGACCGCCGCCAATACCGCCAGGCGCTGGTGATGCTCGGCAGGAAGAATGGCAAAACCACGCTGGCCTCGGCGCTGGCGCTGTACATGCTCTTCGCCGATCACGAACCGGGGGCGGAAATTTTGTCCGCCGCCTGCGACTCCGACCAGGCAGCGCTGGCCTTTGACATCGCCAAGCAGATGGTCCTCCACTCTCCGGAGCTTTCCAAAAAGTGCAAGGTCTACCGCCGTCACATCGAGGCGAACCGTGGCGCTGTGTACAAGGTGATCGCCGCCGACGCCGCTGGCAATCTCGGCCACAACATTAGCACCCTGATTTTCGACGAGCTCCTTACGCAAAAAAACCGCGACCTGTACGAGTCGCTGGTGACCTCGATGGGCGCACGGACCGAGCCGCTCGCTTTCATGATCAGCACCGCCGGTCACGACCGGGGCACGCTCTGTTACGAACTTTACAACTACGCCAAGCAGGTCCGCGACGGCGTCGTGATCGACCCGACCTTTTTGCCCGTGATTTACGAGGCTCCCCGGGAGATGGATTGGAAAAGCCCCGAGGCGTGGAAAGCGGCGAATCCTGGACTCGGAAAATCCGTAACACTTGAGTACCTCAAGGACACCTGCCAAACCGCGCAAAATAATCCGGCCCGGGAGCAATCCTTCCGCCAATACCACCTGAACCAATGGGTGGAAAGTGCCGCCCGCTGGATCGCCACCGAGTCCTGGAACAGTTGCGAAGCGCACCCGACCAACCTGGAGGAGGTCCCCTGTTACGCGGCGCTTGACCTCTCCTCCCGCACCGACCTGACCTCCTTCACCCTGGCTTTCCCGCTGGCCGGAGCCATCCATTTAAAATCTTTTGCCTGGACGACCTCGGCGATGGTGGCCAAACGCAACGACACGAACCGGATGAGATACGACCAGTTCGTGCGCAGCGGCAATCTGGAGATTATCCCGGGCGAAATCATCGACTACGAGGTGGTGCTAAGGCGTATCGCCGAGATTTCGGAGGAATACAAGATCCGGGAAATCGCCGTCGACCCCTGGAACGCCGAATTTTTGATGCAAAAACTCGAAAATCAGGGGTACATCGTCCGCGAATTCCGCCAGGGCTTCCGTTCGATGAGCCCGCCGACCAAGGATTTTGAGGCCGCCGTCCTCCAAAAGCAGATTTCACACGATGGAAATCCGCTTTTGAGGTGGTGTATCGACAATGTTGTGATCGAATTTGACGCCGCGGGCAACCAAAAGCCCTCCAAAAAGCGCTCCGTCGAGCGAATTGACGCCGCTGTTTCCTCGATTATGGCCTTTGCTCGGGCCCGAACCGCCGAGGCAACCGGGGTAAATGGTGAGAGTATCTACGAGCTCCAGGGATTAGAGGTGTTTTGATGTCCGAATGGGTGCATTCCGCCGACACCATTGACCTCGAAACCCGCATGGGGAAGGTAAAACCGTCGCCGGTCGGCCCGATCACGACCTCGGTTTTGACCGCTCCGAGTTCCACGGGCGTCACCGTCTCCGAATCCTCGGCCCTTGCCGTCTCCGCTGTCTTCGCTGCTGTGCGTGTGATCGCCGAGGCCATCGGCACTTTGCCTCTCCATGTCTATCGCCGTGATGGGCAAAAGCGCTTTCTGGCTCCCGATCACCCCGCCTATCGAGTCCTTCACAGCCAAGCCAACCCCGAGGCTCCCGCCTCCGTCGCCCGTGTCGCTTTGGTGGCCAAGATGCTTCTCCATGGAAACTCCTACGCCGAAATCGAGCGCGACCCGCTGACCGGCGAAGTCGTCAACATTTGGCCTTTGACCTTCGCCCAGGTCGTCCCCTGGCGTGATCAAAACGGTTTTCTGTTTTACCGCTGCACGCCTTACATGGGCAACATCATCGACTTTGACCCTCAGGATATCCTGCACTTCCGTGGCTTTTCCATCGATGGCCTGGTGGGCGTCTCCGTGATCCGTCAGGCCCGCGAATCGCTCGGCCTCAACATCAGCCTGGAGCGCTATGGCGCTGGTTTCTTTGGTCGGGGCGCTCGCCCCGGCGTCTTGCTCAAACACCCTGGCCGATTATCCGATGATGCCCGCAAGCGGCTGCGTGAAGGCTGGGAGGCAATTCACGCCGGTGGCGAGAACAGCCACCGAACCGCCATCCTTGAAGAGGGAATGGAAGTCTCGACCGTCTCGGTCCCCAACGATGACGCCCAATTTCTGGAGAGCCGCAAATTCGGCGTCGAGGAAATCGCCCGCTGGTTTGGTTTGCCGCTATCGCGTCTCCGGGTCCAGGGCGCAACCGCCTTTTCCAACATCGAACAGGATGGGATCGATTTTGTCGTCAATACGCTGCGCCCACATCTTGTCCGCATGGAACAGGAAATCTCCGTCAAGCTTTTCCCCCATGGCGACTATTACGCCGAACACTCCGTCGAGGGTCTCCTTCGTGGCGACATCCAGACCCGTTACAACACCTACGCCATCGGTCGCAATAACGGCTGGCTCTCGGTCAACGATGTCCGCACCATGGAAGGCCAACCGGCCATCGAAGGCGGTGACACCTACATGCAGCCTTTGAACATGCAGACCATCAACCAGCAAACCAGCGGGACCCAACTTCCGCCCTCAACGCCTCAATTTGGCCAGACTCCTCTTACCGGATCTCCCAAGACTCTGATTCCCGCCAACGATTCCAACCCCTACTCCGAATCGTAGATGTTGCGGACAATTTCCATGTCCGCGATCCCTGTAATTGATTTCCGCTCGTGTACCTCCCCACCAAGGAGGACCTATGACCGAGCGGCGCACCATTCTAATCCACGAACTCCGTGCCGACCCCAAGGCGCGGCAGATCGCCGGAATCGCGGCGTCCTACGGCGTCCTTTCCGCAGACCTGGGCGGTTTCCGCGAACGGATTGATCCGGGCGCTTTTACCCGAACCCTCTCCGAAAAATCCAATATACTCGCGTATTACAACCACGACTCGTCTCTTGTTCTCGGCTCGACCCGGTCCGGATCGCTCCATCTTTCCAGCGACTCCATGGGCCTCAATTTCCGGGTCGATCTCCCCAACACCAGCTACGCCCGCGATCTGATTGCGCTGATGGAACGCGGCGATGTCTCGCAGATGAGTTTTGGGTTTGTCACCAGAAAGCAAAGCTGGGACGAGCCCTCGCCGGGCGAAAGCGTCCGCATCCGAACCCTCCTTGATGTTGACCTGATGGAAATTTCCGTCGTCGCCGATCCCGCATATCCCGAAGGGACCGAGGCCGCGCTTCGCTCCCTCTCCGACCACCGAGCCCGTCAGGCCGTGGAGCGCTCCAGGCGCTTGTTTTCTTTCGCCACTCGACGGGCCTAAAGCCCAAAGGAACATTCATGGAAACGATCAAGAAGCTCAAAGAACAGCGCTCGGCGCTGATGTCCCAATGGTCTGGTCTTTTGAAGACCGCCGAAAGCCGCGAATGGAGCCCCGAAGAGGCGCAAATGGTCGCCCAGCTCCAGGCCAAGGTTGATGACCTCGACAAGCGCGTCGCCGCCTGCGAAGCCTATGTCAACGCCGACCCCGAAGAGGATCAAAAGGCAATTGAGGACGCGCAGGAAACCAACGCCAACGCGCCCGATGATGCCGAAATGAAAGAGGAAAAGAAAAGGAGCTCGCAAGCGTCCCGCTCGGCCTTCGCCTCTCGCCGTGCGATGCCCGCCCCCGGCTTTGTCTCCGACTACAACGACCGCCAAAGGACCCGCGACAAGAATCTCGCCCTGCGCGGATTCCTTCTGGGCAACGATGCGACTAACGAACAGCGCGCCGCCGCGGAGCGCACCGGCCTCAACCTCCAGAGCCGCTCGCTGACGATCCCTTTGAGCGCTTACCAGATCGAGGAACGCGACAACACCAGCTCCGGTTCCGCTGGTGGTTATACCATCCCCCAGGGATTTCTGGCCGAGCTCAACATCCGCCGCGCCCTGTTTAATCCGATGCGTGAACACGCCCGGGTGCTCCAGACCGAAACCGGCAACCCGCTCCCTCTGCCCACCGTCGACGATACCAGCAACACCGGATCTCTGGTGGCTGAAGCCTCGGCCAGCTCGGCGACCGATGTCACCTTCGGCCAGGTAACGCTTAACAGCTATACCTACCGGACGCTGATCAAAGCATCCAACGAGCTCCTCCGGGATACCGGCATCGACATCCAGGCCTACCTCGCCCAGCTTATGGGTGACCGGATTGGCCGTTCCGAATCGGCGGCATTTGCCACCGGCACCGGATCGAGCCAGCCCCAGGGCTTTGTAACCGGCGCTTCCGCTGGCGTCACCGCCGCTTCGGCGACGGCGATCACCATCAACGAAGTGGTCGGCCTCATCAACAGCCTCGACGCCGCGTACCATCCCAACGCCAAATTCGCGATGCACCAAAGCGTTTGGTATTACCTCCTCAAGCTTCAGGACAGCCTGGGCCGCAACCTGATCCCGATGAACTACGCCGACCCCACCGACCGGCGTTTGATGGGCTTCCCCGTCATTCTCAACAACTCGATGGCAAGCTCGGTCGCCACGACCGCCAAGACCATCGCCTTTGGCGACTTTGAACAGTTCTATATCCGCGATGCGGGTCCTTTGGAAATCCGCCGCCTCGATGAGCGCTACGCGGACGCATACGAAACCGGCTTCCTTGCCGTCGGTCGTCGCGACTCCAAGGTCGTCCAAACCAACGCCATCAAGCTTCTGACCCAGGCGTAAACCTGACTGTCGTCGCTCCCTTTTGGGCCCGCTCTCCTTCTTTGGCGGGCGGGCCCATTTCTTTAATTTGCAAATGTTTCCTTATACGAGGTTTGAAAATGGCTGATCTATTTTTGGTAAAGCAAGGCATGGTCGGGGACAATTTTTGCCACAAGCCCGGCGATGTCATCGAGTGGCCCGCTGTCAACGAAATCCCGGCCCTCCTTGAGGCGGGGATCCTCGAAATCCATCAGGCCGAACCACCCGCCGTGACCAAGGTCGAAACCCCCGAAGCTCTGAAATCCAAAAAGAAGGAATCCCGCTAATGGCACTCCCCACCCTGGCCGAGGTCAAGCTTCACCTCAGGGTGGATCACACCTATGAGGATTCTTTGATCACGACGATTCTTAACGGATCGATCGACCTTTTCGAAAAGCACACTCGCCGCATCCTAAGCGAGCAAACCCTGACGCACAAGCTCGACCACCTCCCCAAACAGATCATCCTCCCCTGTGGGCCGGTGACGGGTGTGACTTCGGTGACCGTGCGCACCGCGACCAGCACCGAGACGATCAGCGCCGCCAACTATCTGACCTTTTTTGGCCAATCCGAAACCAAACCCCAGGTCTATTTCAAGGACAATGTCACTCTTCCGGATCCCGATGGCTACCCCTACTCGGTGACCGTGACCTAGACCGCCGCCACGACCACGATTCCCGCCTCGATCAACCAGGCGATTTTGCTCATGTGCGCTCATTGGTACGAAAACCGGGCCCAGGTCGGGCCCACCGGAGGCGGTGAGGTGCCCTTTGCCTTCGAAGCGATCGCCAACAAATACATTTGGGGAGCCTATTCGTAATGCCACAGGATGCCCCCAAAGGGTTTCAGGGATGCCGGGTTCAGGTTTCCTTGTGCCTTCTGAAGTCCTTGTTCAAGCTGCCAGACTCGGTTTCCATTTTGGATATCAGAATGGATTTTGAACGAGACCTGGTAGAGCTGAAGCTCAAAGGAATTGGCCCTTCAATCCCCGAGGGTGGCGTTTATCCGCTCCGAACTCTGTTTTCAGATGGCCTAGTATCCTGGACGGAGGATAAACAATGAAAATTGGCGACCTCAAAAGGCGCATGGAGCTTCAGGCCCCCTCGGATTTCATCGATGATCTGGGCCAACCGGTCCGAAATTGGACCACTTACGCCACAATCTGGGCCCAAATTTCGCCTATTTCGGTGGCTGAAGGCCTTTTTGGCAGCCAGCTCAAGGGCCTGGAAACCCATTCCATCCTGATTCGCTGGCGTGATGATGTCCGGGTCAACCACCGGATGCTCCATGATGGCCGCATTTTCCAGATTTCCAGCGTGCGAAACCTCGATGAAAACCGCCAAGCGCTGGCCATCGCCGCGACCGAATGGCTCGAAAGCCCAAGTGGCGTGGTGAGCGCATGATCAAAGCCAATGTGCAAAAATTCAATGACGAGATGAAAGCGGGAATCGACCGCCTCGCCACGGTCGTCGTCAAGGACAAACAGTTTGCCAAGGCTCAGGCCAACGGCCTGGGAGCCGGTGCCAAGATCGTTGCGGCCAAAGCGAAATCGCTCGCACCCAAAGGCGGCAAAACCAAAAAGGGCCAAGCCAAAAACTACGGCAAATCGGGCCTGCTCAAAAAATCAATCAAGTCCCGAAACGGCGTGACCAAAAAGGGCGCGCCCTTCGCGGTGGTCGGTCCGTCGCGTTCGGTCGGGGAATCGGTGCGTCGTGGAAAGTCCACGATCATGCAGCGCCCTTCGAACTATGCGCACCTGGTCGAATTCGGTTTCAAGGCCCACGCCCGGGTCCCGCTGGTGACCGGTCGCCAGCACGAATCAATTGTCAAAAAGGGCGTGGTCTGGCGTGGCTCGGACCTCGACCGCTACATGCGCAAAAACAAAATCAAGCAAGCCGATCTAAGCGCCAAGAAATTGGCCCAGGTCAATCGGTTCAAAGCATCCGGGCAAAAGTCGACCACCGTTCCCGGCAAGCATTTCATGGAGCAGGCTTGGTCCGCCTCGAAGGGATCGATCGGCGAGGTGATCATCGAGCGCCTGAAAATCGAGACCGAAAAGGCGATCGCCAAAATCGAAAAGAAACGGAAGGCCGCCTAATGTCCATTCCCTTCGCCCGTATCGTCCGTTCGCTCCTTGTGGCGGATCCTGCCGTCCGTGCGGCGCTTCCGGGTGGCATCCACCCCGACCAGATTCCCCAGGAGGCCGAACTCCCCGCCGCGGCGTGGCAGGTATCCTCCGAGCCGTTCCAATCGCTCTCCTCGGCTTCGGGACTGTCGCGGATCGGCTTTGCGACGCTGACCCTGACCGGCATCGCCCGGACCAGCACGCAAAGCGAAGCCATCGACAAGGCGATCCGCGCCGTAATCGAGGCCAACCGCTCACAGGTGATCCAGGGCGCTTCCGAGATTCATCGCCTCCAATACTCCGGCATTCAGTTTGACAACGAATTTCTGGCCGATGGCGATGATGAAAGCTATCGCCGGGTGCAGATGACCATCACCGGCTTTTGCAAGTAATTTGGTCCATTTTGGGTATCTGAATTTCAAGGAGATTTCGCCATGCCATCCGCCCCAGCCGCTTCGCCGCATCTGATTACCTCGCTCACCGTGGGAGGCGAGGCGATCGATGACCCCTTTGACATCGATGGCGGTGGCTCGTCCCTGGTGAAAATCACCTACGGATCGCTCGTTCGCAACCAAAAATACTCGGTTGTGGGGATCAAGGAGTACGAGGACATCACCTTCACGGCGAAATACATCA